CTAAAATTCATGCCCATTAGTACTGGTTTGTACCCAAAGTTCATAGCTCATACTGGCTAGTATAAAGTCATACTCATCAGTACTAGCTCATACTGACTGGTATAAAGTCATACCAGTAGTTTATGGTATATACTTGTGTGTTATAGTCAGTTACTACATAGATACATAGATACATAGATACATAGATACATAGATACATAGATACATAGATACATAGATACATAGATACATAGATATGCTATAATGGACGGAGAGGCTAGCCCCCTGGGCGGGGGAGGGGACCGGAGGAAATTTGTTGGGTAATGCTGCAGGTAGGAAATTATAAAACGAAGAAAACCGTTTTCCTCATGAGCTTGATAAAAAGCCCAAAATCGGTCGAATAAAATGAAAACGTATATAAACGTATCAACTGAAAATTTCAACGCGACGTGGCCTCCTTTAGCGCGTTTTAGGCAGCTCGTGGCACAGTCAGCTTATTACGTTTTCGGCTTTTGGCTGAAGCCATATTTGCCATTTCTCTGCCTAATTCTGTCCTCCGCCAAGCCCTTTGATCTTCCATATAGCACTTAAAGCACATAAGCCCATGAAAGCCCTTTGCTTTTGGGCCCAGAGCCCCACAATCGTAGTCTCCAGTTACACCGCAGATCTTACAAGTTCTTAGTACCATATAACCTCCAATTAAGTTGATTAATTATAGCACAGTCCGCCCAAAGTGCGACATAATATTATGCATGAGTCTTATACCGGCAGCAAAGCCCCAATTAATTCGTACAACGCCTCTCGCGCAACCTGCGGGCCCCAATATTGTAATCAAGCAGCTCCGTGAAGTATTCCGGGATGCTTTTGATCAGCTAGGTGGTGCAGCCTGGCTTGTGGAGTTTGTACGTGAAGACCCCGCTAATGCCCGCGTCTTTGTCTCTGCCATTTCAAAATTGCTCCCCGCTACGGTTGCAGTGTCTGGGAACATTGTTATTCAGGCAACAGCACTAGACGAAGACCTATGAAACTCACTGAACGGCAATTAGAAGCTCAAGTGGTCCTTGCGGGTCCAGCAACTCATTGCATGTTATTTGGGGGGAGTCGCAGTGGAAAAACTTTCCTGTTAACTAGGAATATCTGCATGCGGGCGCTGAAGGCTCCAAAGTCTCGGCATGCCATCCTACGCTTCCGGTTTAATGCCGTGAAGGCCTCAATTGTGATGGATACCTTCCCAAAAGTGATGTCCCTTGCCTTTCCGGGCGTAAACTACACTATGAGTAAAACGGACTGGTTTGCAGAGTTTGACAATGGCTCACAGATTTGGTTTGGTGGCCTAGATGACAAGGAGCGTGCTGAAAAGATTTTGGGTATGGAGTTTGCAACTATTTACTTGAATGAAGCAAGCCAAATTCCAAAGACTTCCCGGGATATTGCGGTCACGCGGCTTGCCCAGCAAGTTACACAGGCTATTAAGGGCGTTGAACAGAAACCACTGAAGCCCCGTATGCTGTATGATTGTAACCCCCCATCCAAAGCACACTGGACTTATAAGCTGTTTGTGGAAAAGCGAGACCCAGACACTAAAAAGCCAGTCTCACACCCTGAAGACTTTAAGTTTTTTCAAATTAATCCACTAGATAATGCTGAAAATGTCAGTGCTGGGTACTTAGAAACACTTCAGGGCCTGTCTACCCGTCTACAGAAGCGGTTTTTACGTGGTGAGTTTGCAGAAGCCACACCGAATGCTTTATTTTCAGACGAGCTTATTGACAAATGGCGGGTAACTGATAAAGTCTTGCCTGATATGGTGCGGATTGTGATTGCTGTAGACCCATCAGGCGCTGGTGATACAGACAATGCGGATAATGATGCGATTGGTATTATGGTTGTTGGCGTTGGGACTGATGGTAACTGCTACGTTATGGAAGACCTTACTGTAAAGGCAGGGCCTGCTACATGGGGTCGCGTGGTTGCAGATGCATATGAGCGCCATGAAGCTGATGCTGTGGTTGGGGAAACTAACTATGGTGGGGCTATGGTCCAGCATGTGATTCAAACGGCGCGCCCTCGCACAAATTTCCGTAAAGTCACAGCTACTCGGGGCAAAGTAGTTCGTGCTGAGCCTGTGAGTGCTTTATACGAGCAAGGTAAGGTTAGGCACGTGGGGTATCTTACAGATCTTGAAGATGAGCTCATGGCGTTTACAACGGGTGGATTTATGGGCGAAAAAAGCCCAAATAGAGCTGACGCCCTTGTGTGGGCAATAACGGAGCTATTCCCCGGTGTGATTAAGCCCCGTAAAGAGAAGCAAACTGCTATGCTAGGCGTAAAGCCTCATGAGTACTCTGGGCGTGGTATGCTAGCTTCTTGGATGGGCGCATGAAAGAAACAATGAGTACAAAAGACATTCTTGCAACTGCTCGTAGCCGTTTAAGTATGGCTATTTCGGCATACTCTGAATCACGTGAAGACGAGCTTGATGACTTACGTTTTTTTGCAGGTAGTCCTGACAATCAATGGCAATGGCCTGCAGATGTCCTAGCTACTCGGGGTGCTGTGCAAGGACAAACTATCAATGCCCGTCCTTGTCTCACAATTAACAAGCTCCCCCAGCACGTTCGGCAGGTTACAAATGACCAGCGTCAGAATAGGCCATCTGGCAAAGTAATTCCTGTTGATGACAAAGCAGATACTGAGGTTGCAGAGATCTTTGATGGGCTTGTACGGCACATTGAGTATATCTCTGATGCAGATGTGGCTTATGATACAGCTTGCGAAAATCAGGTTGCATATGGTGAAGGGTACATCCGCCTGCTTACAGAGTACTGTGATGATAGCTCATTTGAGCAGGACATCAAGATTGGGCGTATCCGTAACTCGTTCTCTGTGTACATGGACCCCACAATCCAAGACCCATGTGGCTCTGATGCCAAGTGGTGCTTTATTACAGAAGATATACTCAAGGACGAGTATGCCCACATGTACCCAAATGCTACACCAATTTCTACACTGCAATCGCTTGGCATTGGTAATGAGTCTTTGTCTAGCTGGCTGACTGAAGATACTATCAGGATTGCAGAGTACTTTTACTTTGAGTACAAAAAGAGTACTCTGAACTTGTACCCGGGTAACATAGCTGCTGTGGAAAGTTCACCTGATGATTATGAGCTAAAGTTACTTTATGGGAAGCCTACTCGTATACGCTCTGTAGACGTGCCACAAGTCAAGCGCATCAAGACTAATGGCTTTGATATTTTAGAAGAGAATGACTGGGCCGGTAAGTTTATTCCGGTTATCCGTGTTGTAGGCAATGAGTTTGAAGTGAATGGCCGGATATTCATTTCTGGGCTAATCCGCAATGCAAAAGATGCCCAACGGATGTATAACTATTGGGCGTCACAAGAAGCTGAAATGCTAGCCCTTGCGCCTAAAGCTCCATTTATTGGGTATGGTGGGCAGTTTGAAGGGTATGAGACACAGTGGAAGACTGCTAATACAACTAACTGGCCCTACTTAGAAGTTAATCCTGATGTAACTGACGGGGCGGGTGCTACTTTACCATTACCACAACGTGCGCAGCCCCCAATGGCGTCCTCAGGGCTGCTTCAAGCAAAAGCAGGCGCGGCTGATGATATTAAAGCAACTACAGGCCAGTATGACTCCAGTCTTGGGCAAGCTTCAAATGAACGGTCTGGTAAAGCTATCCTTGCCCGTGAAAAGCAAGCAGATACAGGCACGTACCATTTTGTAGATAATCTTGCCCGTGCTGTGCGGTATGTTACCCGCCAGATTGTTGATCTTGCCCCCAAAATCTATGATACAGAGCGCATGGCAAGAATCATTGGTGAAGACGGTGAAGCCAGTCAAGCTAAAGTTAACCCCCAGCAAGAAGAGCCTGTACGCAAGATTACAGGTCCAGAGGGCTTGGTACTTGAAAAAATCTATAATCTTGGTGTTGGTAAGTATGACGTAGTGGTATCTACTGGTCCAAGTTACATGACTAAGCGGCAGGAAGCTCTTGAAGGCATGGGGCTTATACTACAGAGTAATCCGCAGCTATGGCAAGTTGCAGGGGACTTGTTTATTAAGAATATGGATTGGCCCGGTGCCCAGGAAATGGCTAAGCGCTTTGCCAAAACCATTGATCCGAAACTACTTGCTGGTGATGATCAATCCCCAGAACTTCAAGCCGCGCAACAACAGATGGAAGCCATGGGTAAGGAAATGGAACAGATGCATAGTATGTTGCAAAATGTTTCCAAATCTATTGAAATGCAAAATATGCAGAATGAGCACTTCAAAGCAGATATCACAGCATTTGACGCAGAAACCAAGCGACTCACTGCTTTGTCAGGCACTGCTGCCGCGACCCCGGTGTCTGCAGACATTCAGAACGTAGTTAAGCAGTACATTCAAGAAATTCTTGCAAATCCTCCGCTTGAGAGCGAAGAACCTCCAGCAGTGGAGCAGACTGAAATGCATGGTCAGCAAGCCCCACAGTAAGGTAAATTAATATGAGTAACACCCGACTAGTAACATCACAAGTCCTGCACAAGCGAGCGGGGACAGCTACTACCAAGCAGCTTGATGCCCGTTTAAACTTTGATTGCTACGCTAAAGATTTTGGCGCTGTGGGGGATGGCGTTGCAGATGATACCATGGCTATTCAAGCTGCTATTGATTCATTAACTGGCGGTGGTACTGTGCTATTTAGCTCTGGTCA